ACAAGTTATATTCTACCCAGATCAAAACGGTAGATTTAAAGTAAGTTGGGTTCCAAAAACTGGATTACAAAATAGAGTTATACTTAAGAATGGTATAAAATATCCTGGTAACGAGCATATGGGGGCGTTTGGATGTGACTCATATGATATATCAGGGACAGTGGACGGAGAGGGATCAAAAGGTGCACTTCATGGATTAACAAGATTTTCAATGGAAGATGCTCCGGCAAATAGTTTCTTTTTAGAGTATTTGTCAAGGCCACCAACAGCAGAGATATTCTTTGAAGATGTTTTAATGGCAATAGTATTTTATGGAATGCCTATACTTTGTGAGAATAATAAACCTAGATTACTTTATTATCTAAGAAGAAGAGGTTATAGAGGATTTAGTATGAACAGACCAGATAAAGTATGGAATAAATTATCTGTAGCAGAAAAAGAAGTAGGTGGAATACCTAATTCAAGTGAAGATATAAAACAAGCGCACGCCGCAGCGATCGAAATGTATATTCAAGATCACGTAGGTATGCAACAAGATGGAACATTTGGAGATTTATATTTTAATGCCCTATTAAATGATTGGACTAGATTTGATATAACTAAGCGTACAAAGTTTGACGCTTCTATAAGTTCAGGTTTAGCAATTATGGCAAACAATAGGCATTTGTATGCTCCAAACGCAAAAATAGAAAAACCAAAATTAAACATACATATTTCTAAGTATGAAAATAAAGGTAGTATGTCTAAAATAATTAAAGAATAAATATGGCAGAGTCTGGCATTAAAAATTATTTCCCAAGTCAAACCGTAAGTGATCAAGAAAAATTGAGTTATGATTACGGTTTAAAAGTAGCTAAAGCTATAGAAACAGAATGGTTTAATAATAGTAATAGAAGTTTTAATAAGTATAGTAATAACCATAATAATTTTCATAGTTTAAGATTATATGCTCGTGGAGAGCAATCTATTCAAAAATATAAGGATGAGTTATCAGTTAATGGTGATTTGTCCTATTTAAATTTAGATTGGAAACCAGTTCCAATTATTTCTAAATTTGTAGATATAGTGGTTAACGGTTTGGCAGATAGAATGTATGATATAAAAGCTTATTCTCAAGATCCTTACGGTGTAAAAGAACGAACTAAGTATGTAGATGCGTTACTTTCAGATATGCAAACAAAAGACATTAATGACTTTGCTTTGCAATTTGGCATGGATTTATCAGAGAACAATAGCAATGATTTACCTGAAACTCAAGAAGAAGTGGAGTTACACATGCAATTGTCTTATAAGCAATCTATAGAAGTCGCTGAAGAGCAAGCTTTAAACACTTTGTTTGAAGGTAATAATTATGAACTTACTAAAAAACGTTTTTATTATGATTTAACAACAATAGGTATAGGCGCAGCCAAAACAACGTTTAACACGTCAGAAGGTGTTACTATAGATTATGTTGATCCTGCTAATCTAGTTTATTCTCATACTGATTCTCCTTACTTTGAAGATATATATTATGTGGGTGAAGTAAAATCTATTCCAATAAATGAATTAGTAAAACAATTCCCACACCTTATGGAGTCAGATCTTGAAGACATAGTAAAAAACAAATCGTCTAATAGAAATAATGTAAACACAAGATATTCCGTAGATAAAGAAGATAATAATACAATTCAAGTTTTATATTTTAATTATAAAACGTACATGAATGAAGTTTATAAAGTTAAAGAGTTAGGTAGTGGTGCTGATAAAATTATACCAAAAAACGACTCATTTAATCCTCCTAAAGATAAAGAAGGTGGATATTCTAAACTATTACGATCTATAGAATGTTTATATGATGGTGCTATGATATTAGGTACTAGTAAATTGCTTAAATGGGAGATGGCAAGAAATATGATGCGTCCTAAAAGTGATTATACTAAAGTTAAAATGAATTATGTTATTTGTGCTCCTAGAATGTACGAAGGTAGAATAGAATCTTTGGTTGGTAGAATTACTGGTTTTGCAGATATGATTCAATTAACACATTTGAAGTTACAACAAGTAATGGCAAGAATGACACCTGATGGTGTTTATTTAGATGCTGATGGTTTAGCTGAAATTGATTTAGGTAATGGAACTAACTATAATCCACAAGAAGCTTTGAATATGTTCTTCCAAACTGGTTCCGTGATTGGACGAAGTTTCACATCTGAAGGTGATTTGAATCCTGGTAAAATACCTATTCAAGAAATACAATCTGGATCTGGAGGACAAAAATTACAAAGTTTAATACATACATATAATTATTATTTACAAATGATTAGAGATGTAACGGGATTAAACGAAGCGAGAGATGGTAGTACTCCAGATAAAAACGCTTTAGTGGGTGTTCAAAAACTAGCAGCAGCAAACTCTAATACTGCAACAAGACATATATTGCAAGCTGGATTATTTTTAACTGCTGAAATTGCAGAGTGTTTATCGTTGAGAATATCAGATATTATAGAATATTCCCCAACAAAAAACGCATTTATTCAAGCTATAGGTACACATAATGTTGCAACACTAGATGAAATAAAGAAACTTAATTTATATGATTTTGGTATATTTATAGAATTAGCGCCAGACGAAGAAGAAAAACAAATGCTTGAAAATAATATTCAAATGGCATTACAACAACAAAATATAGAACTTGAAGATGCTATTGATATTAGAGAAATTAAAAATATTAAACTTGCAAATAAACTATTAAAAATACGAAGAGGTAAAAAAGATGAAAAAGATAGGCAATTGCAATTAGAAAATATACAAGCGCAAACTGAATCAAACACTAAAGCCGCTCAAGCTGCTGCTCAAGCTGAAGTACAGAAAAGCCAAGCATTATCTCTTTCTCAAGCTGAACTTGAAAGAATGAAAGCAGAGTTAGAATCTCAAAAAATGATGCAAGAAGTTGAACATAAAAAAGAATTAATGGGATTAGAGTTTGCGTATAACATGCGACTTAAAAGTATTGAAAATGATACTGTAAGCCAAAAAGAAAAAGAAAAAGAAGATCGTAAAGATGAACGAACAAGAATTCAAGCATCTCAACAAAGTGAGATGATTGAACAAAGAAATAGTGGAAAACCACCTAAAAACTTTGAATCCGCAGGTAATGATATATTAGGTGGCGGGTTTGATTTAGGTGCATTTGAACCTAGTTAAAATTTTTTATTAATTATTATTATATTATATTATGGCAAAAAAGAAAAAAGAGGTAGTAGAAGAGGCTACCAACGAACCTAAGGGTGACGTTACAAAAGTAAAAGAAAAAATGAAAAAACCAGCTAAAGTTGTTGAAGACACAATAACTAAAGTTGATTTAAGTAATCCACCAAAAACAGAGGAAAATGAACAACCAGTTGATAACACAGAAACCGAGGATGTTCAAGAAAAGATTATTGAAGAAACGACTGATAAAAAAGAGGATGTTGAACAACCTACAGAAGAAAATGTTGAACAACCTGTTTTAGAAGAAATAACTAATGAAGAAGTAGAAGAAAGCGCAGAGAAACTTGCGGAAGAAACTATTGAAGCTATCACTGAGGCTGAAACTACTGGGAAACCAATTCCAGAAAATATCCAAAAACTAATGGATTTTATGGAAGAAACTGGTGGAGATTTAAATGATTATGTAAAGCTTAATCAAGATTATAGTAAGTTGGAAAATCAAGATTTATTATACGAGTATTACAAACAAACAAAACCTCATTTAAATAACGAAGAAATTAACTTCCTTATGGAAGATCAATTCTCTTTCGATGAAGATACAGACGAAGAAAGAGATATTAAAAGAAAAAAATTAGCGTTAAAAGAGCAAGTTGCCGACGCTAAAAGCCACCTGGACGGGCAAAAGTCCAAATACTATGAAGATATCAAGGCTGGGTCAAAGTTGACTCAAGAACAACAAAAAGCTATAGATTTCTTTAATAGATACAACAAGGAATCAAAAGAAACCGAAAAAGTAATAGAAACACAAAAATCTACTTTCTTAAATAAAACTGATCAAGTTTTTAACGATAAATTCAAAGGTTTTGAATATAATGTCGGAGATAAGAAGTTTAGATTTAATGTTAAAAATGCTGGAGAGGTTAAAGAAACCCAAAGTGATATCAATAATTTTGTCAAAAAGTTTTTGAATAAAAATGATGTTATAAACGATGCAAAGGGTTACCATAAGTCTCTTTACACAGCAATGAATGCTGATGCTATTGCTAATCACTTTTACGAACAAGGAAAAGCAGATGCTATGAAAAATAGTGTTGCTAAAGCTAAAAATGTAGATATGAATCCAAGACAAACTCATGGTGAAGTTGAAACAGGTGGTATTAAAGTAAAAGTATTAGGTGATAATTCTTCTGATTTTAAGTTTAAAATTAAACAAAAATAACAATTTAAAATTACAAAATTATGGCAATTACAAATGGTAGTAGTTTAAATAGTGTACCTGCTCCAACACAGCAAACACTAGTTACAAACTATCTTGACTTCAACACAGACATGGGTTGGGCTCAACAATATTTACCAGATCTTATGGAGAGAGAAGCTGAAGTTTTCGGACCGAGAACTATTTCAGGATTTCTTTCACAAGTAGGAGCTGAGGAAGCGATGCAAGCTGATCAAGTTATTTGGTCTGAGCAAGGTCGTTTACATTTATCTTATAAGTGTGATATCGATACTGATGATGTTATTACGATCCAACAAGATATCGATGGCAATACAATGACAACTAATGCTGTTAGATTAAATGACACTGTTATCGTAGCTGCTCCTACTGGAGTTTACAAAGGCTTGGTAACAGCTATTAGTAGTCAAAATATTACTGTTAAATCTTACGATGCAACTACGATACCAACTTCTGGAAACACTGCAGATTATGCAACTACTCTTTTAGTTTATGGTTCTGAGTATGTAAAAGGTGTTGGGTATAACCAAACTAATGCTGCTGGTACGGTTACTCCAGTAGAATCAAGAGGTGCTAACGAACCAGATTTCAAAACTTTTAGTAACAAACCAATCATTATGAAAGATTACTACGAAGTATCAGGTTCTGATACAGCTAGAATTGGTTGGGTTGAAACTACTGGTGAAACTGGTCAATCAGGTTACATGTGGTATTTAAAAGCTGAAGCTGATACAAGAGCACGTTTTACTGATTACTTAGAAATGGCAATGTTAGAAGGTGAAATTGATCGTCTTGATGCTAGTTCAAACGCTGTTGAGGATTTCCTTTATGGAGCTGATGGTACTAAAACTGTTGGTACAGAAGGTTTATTCGCTGCTATTACAGCAAGAGGTAATTTAACTTCAGGTGTTACTGGCGTTAACGCGGCTACTGATTTAGCTGAATTCGATGCTATCTTAGCTGAGTTTGATTCTCAAGGTGCTATTGAAGAAAATATGATGTTCGTTAATAGAGCTACGTCTCTAGCGATGGATGACATGCTAGCTTCAATGAATTCTTATGGTGCTGGTGGTACATCTTATGGTGTATTCAACAACTCAGAAGACATGGCGCTTAATTTAGGTTTCTCTGGTTTCAGACGTGGATCTTATGATTTCTACAAATCTGACTTTAGATACTTAAATGACAAAGCAACTAGAGGTGGTATTAATTCCGCTTATGCTGCTGGTGCAATTAGAGGAGTTATGGTTCCAGCTGGTACATCTACAGTTTACGATCAATCTTTAGGAAAGAACCTTAAACGTCCTTTCTTACATGTTAGATACAGAGCTTCTCAAACTGATGATAGAAAGTTAAAAACTTGGGTTACTGGTTCGGTTGGTGCTGCTACGTCAGCATTAGATGCGATGCAAATCCACATGCTTTCTGAAAGATGTTTAGTTACGCAAGGCGCTAACAATTTCATGTTAATGAAGTAAGCATTTATTATTTTAAAAGAACCGAGGTTTCGACCTCGGTCCTTTTATTTTTATTAATTTTATTATATATTATATTATGGCAAAGAAAACAAAAACAGTTGAGGTGGAAGAACCTCAAGTTCAAGAAGAAGTACAGGTTGTAGAACAACCAAAAACAAGAGAAAGATTAAAACCATCTAACGAATGGGAAATAAAAGATAGAGTTTATCATTTAAAAGGAAGAGATAAACCACTTTCTAGATCAATTAAATCTGCTAATGTTTATTATTTTGACGAAGAAAAAGGTTATGAAAGAGAACTTAAATATTGTCAAAATCAAAAAACCCCTTTTGTAGATGAGATGAAAGGAGATCAGAGATTAGAACATATTATTTTTAGATCTGGCACTTTATTTGTTCCAAGAGAACAAACAGTTTTACAAAAACTACTAAGCTTGTATCACCCGCATAGAGATCAAATATACTATGAATATAAACCAGCAGCATTAGCAGCTGATGAAATAGATATATTAGAAATGCAAGTAGATGCGTTAACAGCCGCTAGAAATATTGATATTGATATGGCAGAGGCTATTATGCGTGTTGAGAAAGGTTCTGAGGTATCTAAGTTGAGTTCTAAGGAACTTAGACGTGATTTACTAGTATTTGCTAGAAACAACCCTAAACTCTTCTTAGAGTTAGCAGATGATGAGAATGTGATGTTAAGGAATTTTGGTATTAGAGCTGTTGAGAACGGTATATTAAGACTGTCTTCTGATCAAAGAAACTTTTTATGGGGTAGTAATGGAAGAAAGTTAATGGTTATTCCATTTGAAGAACATCCGTACACTGCTTTAGCACATTGGTTTAAAACTGATGAAGGAATGGAGATTTACTCCAATATAGAAAAACGATTAAATTCGTAATCAACTTGTAGTAAGCGATCGCCCTACGGGGCGATTGCAAAACTACATAAAACAAATTGTATG